TGTAGGTAACGTATCTTCTCCAGAAGATGCAGCAGGAAGCGTAGCTACAGTTACAGATGCAGATACTATTACATTAGTAGCCAATAAGGCAGTGCATGGAGATTATGTTCATGTATGGTCTGATGGCACTAATTGGTATCTTGACGGACAAGTTAAAGTTCAAGACGGCATTACAACAACTCAAGCTGGTTAGTAATACAGTCTATGGTATCAACTAATACCAACTCGGAGGGGTCTTTAGATTCCTCCACTTTTTTAAAAAATTATAAACAAAAAACAAATGTGTAACACAGGAGAATTATAATGACACTAAGTAAATTAGTATTATGTCTTAGTCTTTTATTGGTAGTCTCTGGCTGTTCACTTTTAACAACTGCTGTAGAATCAGGAAAAAATATTGGTACTGCAGCTATTGATGAAGTAGTAGATATTACAACTACTGCTATATCTATACCAGTACAAGCTGTTGGTACAGTCATTGATAAGTTAGAAGAAGAAACTAGTCCAGAAGACCAAGAAGACGAAGCTAAAAAAAAATAAATAAGACTTGTATTTGTATAAGCAAGGAGAAATAAAAGTAATATGGCAACATACTTAAACTTAACAAATGAACTATTGAGAGAACTAAATGAGGTTGTTTTAACTTCGTCTAATTTTAGTGATGCAGTAGGCATACAAGCTCATGCTCAAGATTGTATCAATAGAGCCTATAGTGATATAGTAATGGCAGAGCCTCAATGGGCTTTTTTAGCCACAGGAGAAAGCGGAGCAACTGATCCGTTCTATGGTAATGTCTATGTAGAAACTGTAGCAGGAACTCGATGGTATGAATTAAAAGCTTCTAGTTCTAGTATTACAGCAGATTATGGTTCAGTAGATTGGGATAACTTTTATCTAACTACTATAGGAGTCAGTGGAGCAAGTGCTCCTTATGTTAGTCAAAATTTAAAATTTGTTACTACTGAAGAGTGGAAAGATCATTTAAGAGAATCAGAGAATGAAGATGATGCTAATGCACAGAATTGGGGAGAACCTAAATTTATTATCCGAAGTCCTGATGCTAGAAAGTTCGGAGTAAGTCCTATACCTGATAAAGTTTATCGAGTCTGGTTCTTTGCTTGGGATTTACCAACAGCATTAGATGCTCACGGAGATGCAACAGTTTTTCCAGACGTATATTCTCCAGTATTAATGGCACGAGCACGTTATCATTTCCATCAGTTTAAAGATGCTCCACAACAAGCAGCCTTCGCTTTAGAAGATTATAAAAAAGGATTAAAACAAATGCGATCTGCATTAATGAATCCTACACCTAAAGACATGTCAACGGATCATATCTAATGCCATCACAACCATACGCACTAGCATGTGAAGGAGGACTTGACAAGTCTTCTAGTTCTTTTGAGCTTTTGCGTAGACCCGGAGCAGCAACTTTATTAGAAAACTTTGAAGTTGATATAGCTGGAGGCTATCGTAGAATAAATGGTTATTCTATTTTGGGTGGTGATAGTGCAGCTAATCCTAGTACAGATAATGATATACTAGGCTTACACGTTTATGCGGATGGTGTAATAGCTTGTACAAGTACTAATATTTATTTTAGTTTAGATGGAACAAGTTGGCTACAGATTAATATGGGTAGTGTTGCAGGTGGAGGAGATAACTATAGTACCTTTACAGGTCGTAGTGCTGTAGCTAGAACCTCACAAGGTTTAGCACATTTTGCAACCTACGAAGGCGATACAATTTATGGTGAAGTAGTTATTACTGATGAAGGTTCTGGTGCTTTGCCTTTTTACTTCAAAATGACAGGAACTGGAGCATTAAGTGATAGAACTTATTATGCTAAAACAATTACAGTTGACGGCTCAGTTTATCCAAAGTTTTGTACTATGCACGACAAGCATTTAGTCGTAGGTGGTTCAAGTACAGAACCTAATGGTATTCATTATAGTGGTACAAATGATATAGATGATTTTACTACTTCTGGTGCTGGTACAATTATATTAGATGATCAAGTAGTAGGACTTAAAAGCTTTAGGGAGGACTTAATAATATTCTGTCGAAATAGTATTTGGAAATTAAGTAATATAAATGCTACTGTATCAGTAGCACCAATTACAAAGAACATAGGTTGTTTAGACGGAAAGAGTATTCAAGAGATTGGTGGTGATTTAGTATTCTTAGCACCAGATGGAATAAGAACACTAGCTGGTACAGTAAGAATTGGTGACGTTGAATTAGGTACAGTTAGTCGATCTATTCAACCTGTAATAAAATTTATTGCCGACAATGTAGGAACTTATAATATAAGCAGTATTGTTATTCGAGATAAATCTCAATATCGCTTATACTATGGAACTTCTTCTACTGGTGGTTCTTCAAGAGGAATAATAGGCACACTTAAAACAAATGAACAAGGCTTTACCCAATTTCAATGGTCTGAAACTGTAGGTATAGACGCAAGTGCTGCAGCAACTTCAGGCTTTAATTATAGTGGTGTTGAAAAGCATTATCATGGAGATTATGCAGGAAGAGTTTTTAATCACGATACAGGAGATAATTTCTTAGATTCTGGTAATACTGCTAGTAATATTATAGCTAAGTACCAGACTCCAGATTTAGATTATGGAGATTTAGGAACTCTTAAAACTTTAAAATATGCAAAATTATCAATTACTCCAGAAGGAACAGTTGATACAAGTTTAAGAATTAGATATAATTTCGATGATTTAGATAGTCCACAACCAACGGATTATTCATTATCAATACCTAAACCTTCATTATTTGGTACAGCAGTTTTTGGTGCAACAGCAGCACATAAGTTTGGTGCAGCTTCTGATCCAATAACAAGACAAGTAATAGAAGGAAGTGGACACAGCAACTATTTTCGAGTATTTAGTGATAATCAAAATTCACCTTATACAGTTAATGGTTTATATATAGATTACACACCTTCAGGGAGACAATAACAATGGCATACAGTTACACACGACAAAGTTCAATGAGTGATGGTGATACTATCACAGCAGCTTTATTTAATAACGAATACAACCAACTAGTCAATGCTTTTGCATATTCATCTAGTTCAGCAGGTTCTACAGGACACAGACACGATGGTACTGCAGGACATGGTGGTAGTATAGCTACGATAGGTGATTTAGACTTTTTAAATAAGATAGTTGCCGATAGTACAAATAATAGGTGGGGAGTCTTTGTAGAAGTATCTTCAGCAGCAGTAGAACAAATTAGAATTTCTGATGGTGTTATATCACCAGTAACAGATAACGATATAGATTTAGGTACAAGCTCTCTAGAATTTAAAGACCTGTTCATAGATGGTACTGCACATATTGATACACTTGACGTAGATGTAAATGGTACAGTAGCAGGAACTTTTGGAGTTACTGGAGCTACTACGCTATCAAGTACTCTAGCAGTCACAGGAGCTGTCACAGGTTCTAGTACAATTCAAGGAACAACAATAACAGCTACTACAGCTTTCGTACCTGATGCATCTGATGGTGCTGCTCTAGGTACAAGTGCTTTAGAATTTAGTGATCTTTTCCTAGCTGATGGAGCAGTTATAAACTTCGGAGATGATCAAGACGTTTCCTTAACTCACGTAGCCGATACAGGCTTACTTCTTTCAAGTACCGACCAATTACAATTCGGTGATTCAGGTACTTATATTTATCAATCTGCTGATGGTGTACTAGACTTAGTATCAGACACAGAGATTGAAATCAACGCTACTACTATAGATATTAATGGTAACGTAGATGTTTCAGGAACTTTAACAGTCGCAGGAGCAGTAGACTTCGGTGATGCTGCATTAAGTAATGTTGGTGCTGTTCAGTTAGACAGTATTGCAGGTGACGGAGATACTAATACTTCAATAACTTTTAGTGGTTCAGATGTAATTACTATAGCTACAGGTGGATCAGGTAGATTGACAATAGGTGATGGAGCATTATCTCCTGTCACAGATAATGAAATAGATTTAGGCACAAGTTCTTTAGAGTTTAAAGATGCTTACTTCGATGGCACAGTAACTTCTGATGCTTTCGCAGGACCATTAACAGGTGATGTTACAGGTAATGTAAGTGGTACAGCAGCTACAGTAACAACGGCTGCTCAAACTAATATAACTTCACTAGGAACTCTTACAACTTTAACAGTTGACAATGTTATAATTAATGGCACAACTATAGGACATACATCAGATACTGATTTAATGACACTAACAAGTGGTGTATTAACAGTAGCAGGTGAAGTAGATGCAACAAGTTTAGATATCTCAGGCAATGCAGACATAGATGGTACATTAGAAGCTGACGCAATAACAATAGATGGAGTTACTCTAGCTGAAACTATTGCAGATACTGTAGGAGCTATGGTTGGTTCAAATACAGAATCAGGTATAACTGTAGCTTATCAAGATGGTGATAATACATTAGACTTTACAGTTGGTACACTTAACCAAGATACTACAGGTACTGCAGCTATTGCAACTACAGTTACTATAACAGATAATGAAAGTACAAATGAAAGCAATGCTGTTATCTTTACAGCAGGTGGTGATGTAGATGGTGGTAATTTAGGTTTAGAATCAGATGGTAACTTAACTTATAATCCAAGTTCAGGAACACTAACTGCCACAGCTTTTGCAGGAGCATTAACAGGAGATGTAACAGGAAATGCTTCAGGTACTGCAGCAACTGTTACAACTGCAGCACAGTCTAATATTACAAGTCTTGGAACACTAACAACTCTTACAGTTGATAATGTTATAATCAATGGTTCTACTATTGGACACACAGGCGATACAGATTTAATAACAGTAGCTTCAGGAATAGCTACAGTAGCTGGTGAAGTCTCAATGACTACACTAGATATAGGTGGAACAAATGTTACAAGCACTGCAGCAGAATTAAACATCCTTGATGGTGTTACATCTACAGCAGCAGAGTTAAACATTCTAGATGGTGTTACAAGTACTGCAGCAGAGATTAATGCTTTAGATGGAATTACTGCTGTTGTAGGAGAGCTTAATGCTCTTGATATAGGTGCAACTGCTGTTGGTACAGCCGTAGCTTCTAAAGCAGTTATATTAGATTCTAATAAAGATTACACAGGAATAAGAAACTTAACTATTACAGGTGAGTTAGACGCAGCTACTTTAGATATAAGTGGTAATGTAGATATTGATGGTGTTTTAGAAACAGATAATTTAACAGTTGGTGGCGATCAAGGTAGTGATGGACAAGTACTAACTTCAACAGGAAGTGGTGTAGCTTGGGAAAGTGCTGGTAGTGGTGGAGCATCAGCAATAGATGGTTTATCAGATGCTGTATCAGGTATAACAAATTTCACCAACTCTTTAATTTTAGGACACCAAACTACAGGAACTTTAGATAGTGCTGATGGTAACACAGGAGTAGGCTATGCAGCATTAGATGCTATTACAAGTGGTGATAATAATG